CATACACTTCTGACACCTTATACGAAATCTGAGGGCTTTTCTTAAAGCCTTTGCGCTTCATCCACCATTCAAACGAGTGAACCCACGATAGGAGCACTCCATCACAATCTGTCAATATAATCATTTTCTATTTTCGTAATAATAAGTTAGTTCTGCGATCAAAGGATCAATCCAATCTTCTTTGTTCTCTTTGAAAATAATCGGTTTAGGATCTCCATCAACTACCATCAGCGTTACAAGTTGATCAATTGCTATACCAGTACGTTCTTCAAACATGATAGCATAGGCACATTCTTGCATAAAGTAAGAACTGATTTCGCTGCGTTCTTTGACTCTGCCTGCCGTTTTAAAATCAACGATAGATAGTTTACCATCAAATTCAGCAATGCAATCTACTCGTCCTGCAACCTTAAGCTTATCAGAATAAAGAGGACATTCTTGCATATAGACTTTACCTACGTTATCATCAATAACTTCTTTTAGTGTATTCCAACTATATTGCACGTGTGGCATTTTATCACCTGGTGTACGAATAAAGTCTTCTTCGTTATTGATATACCTTTCAGCGATATTGTGAACTGCGGTTCCACGTGTTGTAGCATGACGGGTGATCCTCTTAGCTTCTTCTTCACCAATATTTTTACGCCATTTAGCCCACTTCCAACGATCGCGGTATCCAAGTGCAGTCGTAATCGAAGGATACTTTTCACCTTCTGGCGTAACATAAGTACGCCCCGATTTAAGTGTTTCAGCCTTAAGATCTTGATAGCCAAGATCAACGTTTTCGTGTATGAATTTAATAGTGTTCAATTGTGTTATCCTTTCCAGATGCTTTTTTAACTCCCTTTAGTACGTCATTCCAGTGCTCGCCTGCGCGTTTAATTGGTGTAATCGCACCTTGATAATTTAGTCCAGGCGCTGCGATTTGATAATGCCAATCGGATCCTTCTTCCTTTAAGGTTTTTTCTTTATCGCTATAGGTGCAAAACACTTCTTTTGTTTCGCCAGTTTTTTTGTTATATATGTCGTATGTAGGCATTTTATGTAATAAACCAAAGTGGTGTGGCACGTTTGGACCAAGCCATTTTGAATCTTTTTTGTTTTGTTTTGTAAAAAGCGCGGTATGATTTGACAGGATCGTCAAACATGCATTCTGGATTTGCTTTCATGGCCAATGGAAACTTAGTTAGTTCACCATTTGGAATATTCGCTGGTGCATAAAACAATTCTTTACGAAGAATTTGATCTGTCTTATGGATTTTACCATAGCGATATGTGTATTCGTCACAGAGGGCATCGAACAACTTCCAATGCCAGCGATAGTTTTCAAGCGTTTCCATAGTCCATACTGTACAAGGATGATACTTATGAACTGCCTTGTAAAGTACATTTTCGCGGTCATCAGACAAAGCATAATATTGTTGAATTGTTTTACCTGATACTGACCGACGTTTTTCAGCTTCACCATCAAGCATGCGATGAGCAGTTGATAGCATTTGTGCAGATTCAATGATCATTTTTACTACGTGCTTATCGCAGTGTTCTTGTGCAGCTTTTACTGGATCTTTATCTAAGACGAAAACATTCATGTTATAGTTATATTATACCTTAAGATTCTTTATTTGTATACTATAAAATTTCTGGAAAAGCGGCTTGGACTAAGCTTTTTGTGATTTTTCTATACTTCTTATTTTGAAGATTTGAGATAGTTCCATCCTTTGCTGCGCAAAGAATTGCTGCGTCATCAATTACAATCGATTCTAAAATATTAATAAAAACCTTTTCTTTGCGTGTTCTAGCGAGTTTGTTTCCTTTAACACACTTGCTTATCTGCGAAAATGCATTCTTTATAGAGCATGGTTCTTTTCCTATAGGACATTCCTTAAATGGTGGTCTACCTTTAGGCAAATCTAATTCGATTTTGTCGTTGTAGCAAAGCTGCAGAATGGATTTTACTTGTTTAAAGGCGTTGGCTTTAAGATATTCAATTCTTTCGCTTCTGTCTTCAATTTTGCAAATTTCATCGAATACTTCGTGAATGTAATTACTATCTTTCATGTTTGTTGTTGCTGTTGGCATAATTTATATTTAGTTGACAAAGAAGTCTTTTGCCGATTCTACAAGCAAACTGCATCTTTTAGTGATTAGATAATTCAAGACTTTATTGTTTGATTTGCCTTGTTGAGATTTATATTTATTCATTATGTTTTCTTGTATATCTGCAGGGATACAATCTAAGTCAATCATAAGTTTGTTACGGCAATAGTTTCTATACTGCTCTTGTGTCATTACATCTTCATCACACAGATTTGGAAGCGCGGTGTACCACTCTTGAATCCTTTTTGTACGTAAAGGCGTTTGTCGTAAACCATCACTGAAGGTGTTGTCAGCACTGAGCATATTTGGTACACCATCACTTACATCACCTTTACAGATGTGTTCGAACTTGTAGTAAACAGGATCGTCGACCTTCAATAAGCCACGCTTCATAGGACTAAACTGTTTGACGTTTGAATAACGATGTAGTTGAATAAAGTCTTTATCCGAAGAAACAATCATAACTGGCTCGTTTTGGCCAAATTCTTGAGTAGATTCTACTAGTACACCAATGATATCGTCTGCTTCTGCACGGTCTACATGCAGTACAGGGTAAGCCATTTCCTCAGCAATTTCATCACGGATGCCATTAAGAAACCCAAAGAACTTGCCCCAATCGAGTGGTGATTCCTCACGTGCTGTTTTGCGTTTTGCTTTGTACTGAGGATACTTTTCCTTACGCCACGATGTACTATCACAGGCCAGTACCATAGGCCCATATTCATCCCTGAATTTGACGTTATATCTCCGAAGGGAGTTTAGTATCATGTGACGGATAAGGCTTTCTTCAACCTCGTCCGGACGATCTTGTGAAAATATTGCGGCGATCGCAATACCGCTATAATCTACTATTATCATAATTTAGTGTGCTTTTACTTGATTTAATATCTATTATAAACTAAGTTTCAAGGTTTGTACACCGCTTAATTACTTAAAATCTTCTGCATTAAGATCCTTTAGGTGTGCTCTATTGATACGCCCGCCAAAAAAGGCATTATGATATTCTTCAGGTTTAAGAAGAGCGTGAGTGTTCATTTGTTCGTAACATTCCATATAACTCATCACTCCTTTAGATTTACACAAATGGATGATTTCACGATGGAAGTGGTCTAAACCGTTTTCTTCTACAATCAATTTTACAGTTTCACTTGATCCGCAATAAGTTTTCCAATCAGATTCCTTTAAAGATCGACGTTTACGTGTTTTGCCTTTCAAAGGTGGTTTAGTTACTTTGGAAAAGAAGTTCTTTTTCCCAATGTATTTCATACTAGTAGAAGTATCGGTGACAACATAGACAAAGCCCACATTATCACCGATCATTTCACTAGTAAACTCTTTACCTTTGTAACTCCACATGGAGTTATTTATTCATCCCATTCAGTATCAAAATCCTCTTCTTCGTCGTTTACTTCACTGCCACACATCGGGCAATATTCTGGTTCAACAAAGTCGATTAATGCGTCTTCATCCCACTCTACGCTATATTGCGCTTTACAAGATGAACAGTATAATTTTTCTAAAGCCATATTAACCTTCGCAAGAAGTGCAGGTGAGTAGATTGCGTGATAGTTCCTGTGAAGGATTAGTTCCACGATGATAGTACAGCGTTTTTACACCTTGTTCCCAAGCATAAATCAGAAGTTGATTTGTATCGCGTGGTGGTGTCTTTGGATGAATCATAAGATTGATACTCTGTGATTGATCAATGTACTTTTGGCGAATACCTGTTTGGAGAATAACTTCCTTTTGAGAGATTTCACCAAAGGTTTTAAATACATCTTTCTCATGATCTGATAAGAACATAAGGTGTTGAACACTCCCACCTGTTACAAGAATAGATCTCCAAACGTCGGCGTAATCATTACCGTGAGCCTTTAATACTTCCTTTAGATGTGGATTCTTATATGTAAACTTGCCTTTAGCCAAATCTTTGACAAAGTAGTTACTGTTTAGTGGTTCAATACTAGGAGATACTTGACCAAGGATAAAGGAACTTGAAGTTGTAGGTGCAATTGCTTGCGTTGTCATATTCCTACGACCTGATCCTTTAAGCTTTTCAGGTTCTCCATGCGTTTTAGCCATTTCAGCAGAAGCCGCTAAGCTTTCACTTTCAATGTGACTAAAGATCTGATTAGTTAGCATCTTAGCTTCTAAACTCTCGAAGGCTACACTCTTAGACTGTAGGAATGAGTGCCATCCAAGTACACCTATTCCAAGTGCACGTTGTTCTATTGAGAACTTACGAGGCGCTTCCATAAATGGTAAACCTTCAGTCTTTTCAATAAACTCTTCAATCACAGTGTCAAGAAAACGAGTAAGAACTTTTACAGCATCTGTTTCTTTCCACTCTTCATAGTGCAATAGGTTCATAGAAGATAGGCAACAAACAAATGATTCTTCTTCAGTTGTTGATAAACAGATTTCAGAACACAGGTTTGAAGCAAAGATCTTATCACTTTCCTTTGGTCTATTCTTATTCACCGTATCGCTAAACATGATGTAAGGATAACCACTCTCATAACGTTTTTGAACAACCTTACCCCAAATCTTACGTTTATCTTTATCACCATCAATCATTTCTTTCATGAACTTATCACTGACTGTTACGCCAATTGACATGTTCTGAATAGGATTACCATCACTACGTATTTGAAGAAACTCTAAGATGTCAGGGTGTTCGATTGGCATATAACCAGCGAAAGAACCTCGGCGAACGTTAGACTG